AATGACTCTCCCGCACGATGATGGCATCCGTCGCCCCTTTAAGCTCCGTCTCCTCAACAGAAACCGTACCATCGTGCGGCAACTCCGGCCCGCCGGTTATCAAACCCATGCCAATCGGAATATTGCCCGCGATAACACCGATATCCTGCCAGCCTTTCCATTCCGGCACGTCACCAGACAGACCGTTGACGTGGCTCTGCCCCAGCATCCAGCGTGTCACCGGATTGGCACGGATGCGTTCACCGACAGCGCTGCCGTTGACCGGCGAAGCGAGCAATACCACCCGGCCTTTTATGTCGTAGGGAAACTGGTCAAACAGGTGCAGCGCAACGATACCGCCAAAACTGTGCGCCACCAGATGTATGGTCGGTGCATCGATTTTTTTGATGAATTCGTGAAGTTTTACCGCGATGTCTGCCGGCGGTTTGCCCCAGACGTGGTAGTTAAACAAATGGCATTCATAACCGGCGCTGTTCAGGCGGTTACGCAGTCGCAACAGGTCGACGCCTGCGACACTCCAGAGACCATGCACTAACACCACTGCTTCACGCATAATCAGGAATCCTTTGCTGTGTTACGGCGATACGTCGAGCATGC